GCTTTTAATTGCTGAGTTGCCGATATTTGAGATTGAATCATCTGCAATTCGGCAGTCTTTTCTGCCATAAGCATTCTATGTGCAGTTAGTTGAGCACCCCTCAGCCCTTTTCCGGACGCTTTTAGTTTTTCTATGTTTGCTAATCTTACTCTTTCCGAAGCTTGTAAGCTTTTGAGTGCTTTACTGAGTTGTGTAGTGCTTGCGGTCCCCGCTCTTATAGAAGCCTCTAAAGCTTTGAATCCTTTTGGAGAAACATCACTTGTTCTTAGACCTTTCAGTGCTTTAGTATAGTCGTTTTCTATCTTGAGTGCGGCCTTTTTTGCCGATCTTTCTAATTCTTTGAAACTGGAGGCACTTTTTGTTGCCATCTCACTTAGAGCAGGGGCTAGCTGGCTTATAATAGTACCACCTAGCATAGCTAGAACTCCTATCAACGCTGTAGGTCGAGAGGCTAAAACATCTATCAAGGGGATAAAAGCTTCAGAAGCTTTGAATACTGCTTTTTGCAGGTCTCCAAAGGAAGCGGCTAGTTGGTCATACGGATTTGCTTCTATGTTTTTGGCTACTTCCCCGAACTTTCTCAAGCCTTGTTCAGTAACCGCATTGGCAAAAGCTTGTTGCTTTTCAAACTGAGTAAGTTGAGTTACTGTTTTACCTAAACTATTGGCATAAGTTCTAGAAGCTTCATCAAGACGTACAATAATACCTAATTCGTCTAATATTTCTGGCTCAAGTTTTGCAGTACCACGTACAAGCCTGTCCAAAGCGTCTGGAAGTTCTCGTCCTAGAGATATTGAAGCTCCTTTCGCAATGGTAGTTAGGTCTATCAATTGACTACCACTAAATCCTTGAGTAACACCTGTTGCTACAGTACGAAGGGCTTGCTCTGTATCAATTGCGGCTCCAGTAATTCCTTTTAGTTCGTTAGCAAGCCGTCGAAGATTTTGGCCTCCTATATTACCAGTACGTACTAAACTTTTCTCTAACTGCTCTACTTGGGCGGCTCTACGAAAGGCATTGAAAGCAGCAGTAACTGCGAAGATGTTTGCGGCAAGAGTAGCATAGGCGGGTACAAGACTTCCGCCAATACCTTGGGCCATTTTAGCAAAGTTTTTGGTTCCGTTTGCAGAAGCTTGAGCCGCTCCTTTTAGATTTCGGTCGGCTTGCTGGGCGGCGCGCGCAGTTTGATCAAGACCCGCACCTGCCTGCTTAGCACCTAAAGCTACTTTTTTAGTAGTACCTTTATCGTCTACATTTACATCAATTTCGACTTTATTCTTTGCCATTAGGTCTGAATATTATGGGTGAATTTACCACCGCTTGGTGCTTTAGCTTTAGATCTGCGCTCTTCAGCTTTTCTACGCTCTTCAGCTTTTTTCGCTCTGTACGCAACAAGATTGCTTTCGTACAGTTTCATCAAATATAATATAATTTTTGGTTCTTGTACCTCGTAAACTTTGAAATAATAATCTATTCCATCCCAGTACTTTCCCATGTAAGAACCGCTCATACCTTCATAGTGATCTGGAAGAAGGCTGAACATAAAAAATGCCACTTGCACCTCTTCTGGAAATTCAGAAAGGCTGAGCGGCATTTTAGTAGGGTCAGGTTCTTGTCCTAGCTGTTCGCAAATACGCAAGTATTTATCAAAATCTATATCACTGTCCGATTCAGATATGTATCGGTCAAATAGAGATTGTATAACCCCTATTTGGTCCCAGTAAAATTTTCTAGTTCACCCACTGTTTCTGTAACCCAGCTATCGAAAGTGCTGGAATTCTTCATCAACAATTCGGCGTTATCTTGCGTATACGGCAATTCATCTTCAGCGTCCAAACTTGAGATATCTACCAAAAGAAGCTCTTCTAGGTAACGATACTTTAGGCCGGACCAGCTTTTGATTACTGCTTTGCAGTACTCAGTAAGAAACTTATCTTCATCCAGAGTCTCTTCTGGTTGACGAGTTTTCTTGTCATACTTCGTACTTACGCATTTTTTACGTAACTTCAGTAACTCATCCCGGCCTAGATAACATAAGTCTACTGCACATTCGTTGAAGCCTGGGAAGTCAATTGTTACGGTTTTACTTGGAGTCAATAAACTCGCTAATGAAACGGGTGAATCAGTCATTTAGTATCCTTTGAATAAAGCTGTTGAATTTATATTCTGTAATTATAGTAGACAATAGATAAAATGTCAAGAACTATTTTTTACAGGAGTAAAGAAAAACCCGCCGAAGCGGGTTTGAATAGTACCTTTTTATTATTATATTGTCGGTCCGACGTAAGTAACAGTCAGTTCGTCTGCTGTACCAATTCCCGAAGGCAGACCGTGGAAGTTGACTTCTACACTTACCACATCATCAATTGAGTGAGCAGGAATCTCGAGCATTGCCTTTGGACAATTGAATTCAACTCGTGGAGTAGCGGTTGTTCCGCCTACTTGGAAAGTAAGATTGAACTCATTTTGTACTAAAGTAGATGCAGCAATTAGGTCTTTGAATAGCTCTGCTGATGCATCCGCATTCGCACCTGATTCTTTATCGAGGTAACAAGTAAAGTTACCTGTAATACTACGAGTGCCATTTACTGAGCCTAGTGGACGGTTTACAACGTTCAAACTAGAAGGAGTGATGAACTCGATATTGTTTGTAATTGTAATATTACCACCAGTCAAAGTCAAGAAGTAAGCACTACCACTGTTTATATCTGTAGTAGGATCTAGAGTCAATTGAGTCAAACGATTACGAATAAATGTACCAGTTTGATCCAAACCTTCTACAACTGCATTTGTTACGGTAGGTGCTGATACCTCGGAAATAAGATCACCAAATCCAGACCAATTGATAGTAGTTACACCATCAAGATCAAAGTCAACACTTGCTTCGTTGACTACTGCACCTGAGATTTCATACCATACATCTGCAGCACCTGCTCCATTTCCAGGAAACTGGAAATAGATGCTAGCGTCAGCAAACTCTAGCTTGTCTGAAGAAAGAAAGTCAACTACTGCATTAGTAGAACTTACAGAAATAACATCGCCCCAAGTACCTGCCAGAGTAGGGTCAGTATCTGGAGTATAGTTAGCGGCTGTAGCACCAGCCATCATAGCCCACAATATTTCTTCTGCGGCGTGGTGGCCACTGTTTGAACTAGTTGCACTCTTGAAAGGCTGTGCATATGTAGAAAAAGACCACTCTGCAGCATTGAGAGAGTCATTGAAGCCAAGACGCCCACGACGGCTAGCACCAGTTGAGTCTGACATTTCTGCAACACTTACTTCTGTAATATTTGTTGCCTGTGAGAAGGAAAGTCCATCAAGAACTGGAATCTCCCAATAGTTGGCTCCCAGTTTTGCATACGCTTTTACCTCGCGTACTAAGTGTAAAGATCGTGCCATAGTTTATCTCCTATGATATAGAGAGGAGCTGGTCGTGAATATTTATTCTTGCCAGTCGTCTCTTAGTAACGAACCTCAATCAGAATTTCTCCTACTCCATAAGGTTCGAGTACTCCTTCATCAGTATTTATACTGATAATAGAAATTTGTTGTGTATATTGTGTATTGCCTTGCTTATCTGTATATACTAAGCGTGAGTTTTGTTCTACTAAAGTCTCTACGTCTTCGATCAATTTATCCAGTGCATCTACTGCATCCTCTTCTTTGACGTACATACGAATAGTACAAGTAAGAAATCTGTCTTTGTATCCACCACCTTGGTACTCTCGTGTTTCTCCGCCCGCATTTATATGTATCGAGGGAAACTCGTCTACCTCATCCCAGAACTTTAGTCTTGGAGAAACATTATTGTAGACATTTGATAAAAAATCTCCGCTTCCATTTATTCCTTGAAATACAGTAACAAGAGCATTTACAATGGACTGTCTACGACTTGTATATGTTCTTTCCGCCACTATACTCTCCTAGTATAAAATCTTCCCATTGCGTATTGAGCTGCAATTTCTCTGATTGAAACATCAATCAGCTTTCTTGGATCTCGATCCGGGTCTCCTTGAGCAAATCCCGGCTCAAATGTTTGGTAGGGATACTTTTGGTAAGTGTACCCTACACTTGGAAATCCCTGAGCTGTAGTATTTATATCTACAATTCTTACTGAATCTGCAAATCTACCTGTCTGAAAGTTTAGTCTAGGGTCTCCCATATTTTTAGCAACAGTTTCTTCAATACGCTCATTCAGAACTCCCAGTAGTTGTACAAGACTAGGAGAGCTTGTCTCTCTTCTACGAGAAGATATTGCTGGTATTGCTGAAGCGGGTATACCCTCATCTCGTGCAACTTGATTTGCTCTTTTCATTTTTACATTACCAGAAGAAGAGCCCTTTCCTTTATCTTGAACTTTTTTCTTTCTAGTACCAGTAACTCTTTTAGTTTTTTTCTTCTTTCCGGCTACATTATTCAATGTAATCTGTGCAATACCGTTTTTCATTGTAGTAGAACCTGGCTTATTTGCCAAGTCTTCAAAATCTTTTATAAGTGCTGCTATGGCGGCTTGCTCAAGCATTGCCAACTCTTGGTTATTTATAGCACCCTGCCAGCTTAGTACAGGAATATAGTCTTTTCTAAATTTTCCATTCTCGTCATACAGTTGTGTATGGTCAAGAGTCATATTCATTTTAGTTTCGTAAGACCCTATAATAGTCTGTAACTTAGCTTGTTCCGTAGACGCTAGGCCCCCGGACCCCGTAACCATTTGCTTTGCTCGTGCCGCTCTTGCTGAAGAAGCGGCGTAACCTACCTGCTGTCCGTTTACTGTTTCTGCGTGACCTAATTGCGCTCCGGATTTGTTATCTGCTCCCGAGACCCGCCTTAGATCATCGTCATTATAGTTGATATTTGCTGTTTTTAGTACCTTACTTATTACTGCTTTCAGTAGTGTGTTTTTGGCTCTCACAGCGCTTCTATAGCTTGCAACATAGAATACTGAGTCTCTGCTTCTAAGATTTAGTGCCCCCGAAGCTGTAAACGCTTGTAACTCTTTTAGTCTATCTGCTGGTACTCTGCTCGCTAGTGCTTGTAGTCTTTGAGAATATAAAGTCCATACTTTATCTCTCAGAGTTCTATTCTTACTACCTGCTAACTGAGGAAGAAGCTCTCCTAAGTTTTTAGAAAACCGTGTACGATTTATAATTAAAATTTGCCCTTTCTGTCTTCCAAGAGCGCGTCTGGTACTAGCAGCACCGGCACTATTTGCTGAAGCTTTTAGTTCTTCTACTATTTCTTTGCAGGTCTGTTTTAGGGCAGAACTACTCATTAAAAGTTTTTATACAGGTCGAGGACTCGTTTTATGTGATCTGGGAAAGCAGGACTATTTCGTAGGCTTGTTTCTGCATTCTCTCGCGTGGCTCCCGACAGGCTTTGACGAACTTTGTGCTCATCTCTCAAATAATATGTAATTAGATCAGCAACTGCAAGCTGCAAATCTGTAGGACAAGTAGCATATCCCGCTCTATAAGTAACTTTTACCGACCCCGCTCCTTCTGGCCAATATCTATAACCTCTGCCTTCTACTCTGAAGATACTATCCGTATCTAGATCAATATAGTATTTTTCAGTATCTAGCGTTGTATACGCCGAAGTAACGTTTTCTCGTGTCTGTACTAAACTTACCGAGATAAGAGGGCTTTCTGTAAGCTGTAGAATATGAGAACTCCAGTTGAAGGAGAACTCTTCTACTTTATCTACTGAAAAGTAGTCTACAAGACTGTTACCGCAGTAGTTTTTTACTAATTGGCTCACAGCAGGCACAAATATATCCAACTTAGTATCTTCCTTTGTAGAGGAAATACCTTCAATGTCTTTATATCTATCTACTGTAATTAAATCTGCCATAAGTCAATTAGTAAAAAACTTGGGGTGGCAAACCACCCCAGTTTATAATGTAAAGTAAGGATTAGCCGAAGTTCAAACGAACTGCTGCTGACTTACCGGATACATTGTTGAACAACTCATCAAAGCCCATGTGCTGTGTGCCGACGAGTACACGTCGCTGCTCAGTGACTTGATAATCTTGCTCAATGTTTACACCACGTAAGCGTGGAATAACGAAGTTACGAGTATTCACTGCGAATACACCAACGTTTTGACCGTTAGTAGGAGTTACAGCGGGGAAGTTATCAGAGATAACAACGGGTGAGCCGTATACCGCACCTACCTGCCCTGTCAACTTCAATGCTGTATCTGAACCAACTTCGAATACGTTGTCAAACTCTGCATCATTGATAAGGTCATGGTATACATCTTGTGATACGATGTAAACTACGTCTTGTGGGTTCAAGCCATAGACGCCCATTTCCTTACGCATATTGACTAAGTCTTTAGCGACAACCTTACGTGCGTTAGTTGCAGAGTAAGCTGCGTCAAGCCCAGCGGTAGTAAATGCCGAAGCAAGACCTTGTAAGCCTGGCAACGCTGACTGACCAGAAATACCAGAAACAATCATGGTATCTACTGCACGAGCGTGTGAACGTGCAATGTTCTCAGCCATCATAGGCATCAAGTTAACAAGTACTTCCTCGTCGATATAGTTATCGAGATAAGTAGTTGACAACAGACGCTCTACAGTAAGTACTTTCTGACGCGCTTCGAAAGTGCTACCACCAGTACCGTCACGGTTGATTACGTTAGTTCCGCCATTGTCGGAAGAAGCAGAAATGCTGCCCGCAGTAGTACCCCAGCTAGCAAGGCTTGTGTCGCTCTGCAATGGGATTACTGTTGTCTTCGAATTTACTGCCATCTCACGGAAGAGAGGTGCAGTACGAAGCTCAAGCTGAATTTCCTTCTCGATTTGACGAGAAACTTCAGTAGCGAGGCTTGGATCACCTGCTGGATATGACATACCCGCCTTCTCAAAAATTGAGCGGCTATAGTCAGTATCCCAACCCTTACCAGTAATTACACCATAAAGGTGTCCGTACATAAAGTCCTTACCGAACTTAGTAAGAGCATCCTTTGATGAACCCTCACGATCTGTAAAGACACGCTTTGACTCACGAATCTTAGTGAGTTCTTCGTTCTTCTCTTCGAGTTGAGTCTTGAACTCGTTTACAATCTTGCCAAACTCTGCATCTTTCTCTGCGAGTTTTGCGTTCATGTCAGCCATAAGACGCTCTGCGCCTGACTCGATGCCAGTGCGGATAGTCTGCTTGACTTCTTCATCCTGAGCTGTCTTTACAGCTTCAGCTTCTTGTGCTGCTTTAGCTTCTGCTTCCACAGCTGCTTTTTCTTCGGCTTGCTTCATCGCAATCTTCGCAGCAGTTTCTTCTGCCACTCGCTTTGCGAATGCATCCAAGTCGATTTCGGGAGTATTTACTTCCGACATATTGATCTCCTTTTGAACCGCATTTACGGTTTCATCCGGTGTTTCACTAGCTTCAAATGAATCTTCATCCTTAGCCAGAGACTGACCGGCTAGATCTACACTATTGGTTTTGAATGTTTTCTTGAACTCTTCGTACTCATCCATCGAGTCAAAAGATTTCGCCAGAGAGAAAGTTGCTGCTTGGTTACAAGGTACAGATACTACCGATACCTCAAACAACTCAGCGTCCTTAATCTTTAATCCGTCAGTTTCCGTTAGGTAATCAGCATCCTTGACTCGGAAACCAACAGAAAATGCTCCAAGAATGCCTTCTTTTACAAGCTGCGCGACATGATCGGGCGCAGACTTAGAAATTTTAGCCTTTAGTTCGAGCCCATTAGGAGTTACTTTCAACCCCGTAGCTCGGCCAATAGGCTTATCGTAGTTGTGATTGAAAAGAATAATAGGATTCTTCTCGAAGTTGTTTAGTCCACCTTTAGTCCATGCTTCGTGGTCAATAGTATCCCCCGCGCGGTCAAAATCGGCTGTACTAGCCATTCCGCAAATGTGGATGCCATCGTCTGACTCATCTAGAGCTTTAAAAGTGGAGGTTAGATTAAAAATCTTTTCCATCTTCTTCTTCCTTATTCGCACTCAAAGCTCTGAGTGCTTCCAAACCTGATAGGTCTATTTTAGGTTCTTCTACTACTACATTTATGACTTCATCAATATCAGGGTAATAGTTTTTTAGCTGACTCATAACTACAGTCCATCTACCTCTCCAGCCTTTTGCTATTGCTCGGGGATGAACAGCATCACTAGCGCCTACTGTTTGTAGATACTCATTATAAGTACATGATGAAGTAAGCCCATGACTTTTCATTTGAGTATATAAGTCATTAATAATAAATTTTTTGGCTCTCATTGTTGCCGCCATAGTTAGTCCTCTTCTGCCTCTACGGGCCTTCCGCCCTCTTCGGGATTTGTTGCACTTCCTGCAATATTTGCTGGAACTCTTATTGTTTCACAGCCGTCCATTTGTACAAAGTTCAGTGCTACTCGTGCTTCGTTTGGAGTAATAATTCCTGAGTTTACGAGAGAAGTATAGTATGCTGCTGCATCTCTTAGTTCTGGCTGCAAAGCAGGAATATCTGTAATGTCTTCTTCTATGCAAAACCCAAAAAATCTTTCGTAGGCTATGTTCAGCTTTTTTACGATAGGAAGAATTGTTTCAAGATAGTACATTCTCATGTTTGGGCGAATGTTCGCATTATTGCCTGAGTCAAGTAAAATAGGTGGTATTCCTATAGCTTTCAAAATAATCTTTTCGTTCTCTGCAATTGCTTCTTGAAAGTCTAGTTCTCTGAAATTTACATTCGAAAGACCATCAACTTCAATTCCTCCATCAAGAATTAGAGGTCTACGACCGCCTGCTTCTGGATTGTATCTAGCTTGCCAAGACTGAATCATACGTTCTTTGATCTTCTCTGACAGTGTGTTTGGTGACTTGAGCACAAGTCCAGGAACTGCTCCATTCTTGAAGAAGTTGTCTTGAAACTCTCTCATACGACGCATCAAAATCATTGTGCGGAGTGCGGGTTTCAGTCTAGAAACTCCTCTATAGATAGAGTAGAAAGAGTTTTCTTTTACATGAATTATTTCATCAGGAAAAAACTTTTGAGTTCCTCCGTCAAAAGTATAATGATCTACAAAAGTCGTCTTGCTTGCATGAATCGTCATCTTACTTGCAGGCAGATGATATAAGTGAGCACCATCGTAGTATATAAATATATTGCCGTCTAGTAAATAGTCTGTAAATAAGTTACGTCGAAAAGATGAAATATCTTGAAAAGGGTTTGGTTCCTTATTCAGTAATAAGTCTACGCGGCTT